GATTTCTGCTTGCTTTTTATAGTAATCAGCCCGCTTGTCATGCTCACGCACAAACCAAGACGCACCAATTACCACCACTACTATAAATATGGTGACAACAACCATAACAGCAATCTCCCATATTAGTATCCCCATCTCCATTCCTTGTCATACTCTACTAACCAAGTTAAAAACCAAGTAAACGTACATACATAAACAATTGCAATTAGTGTTGCTATGTAAATATGTACTTTCTCTTTTATTCTTCTACGCTTCTCTTGTCTTTTAAGTTCTTCTCGTCTCTCAGCCGCTTGTTGTAGTTTTGTTATTGCTTTGGCTTCTTCAATCAACTTGTCTCGTTCTGCTTGAATTTCCACCCACAAGTCAGGCATACCCAACTCGTATCTAACCATGTGTTCTAAGTCTTTGTAATACTGTCTGATCTGCCTGACGTGCATTACGTTATCAATCGCTTGCATGGTTACATTCTTAACCTTGCCTTGTTTTGCTAACTCCTTAGTCTCTTCTTGCTTCTTTTTGTAGTCTTCTTCTAACTGGTCTTGACCATGAAAGAATTTCGAGAGTAACCCACCGACTTCACCAGCAATACCTGCAACCTCACCGCCAGTCTTCTTGATGTCTTGATAGGCTTGAACTGCCGTCTTGATTCCTTCATAGGCAAGTTTGCATCCAGCAAAGATGGTGATTGGATCAATGGTTTACTCCACTTTTTCGTAATCAGCAGGGTTATATGTTTGTTGTTGAGGTTGTGCAGGTTGTTGCTGTCCTACAACGCCACCAACTGCAATTCCTCTGCGAACCAATGTGTGTGCTACGCCACCAAATAAGTCACTAGCAAGTTTTGTGGCTCTTTGACTAACATCTTGTGGGTCAACATTGCCAATCTTCTTAAAGGCTTGGTTTACCTTCATAACCGCATCTGGATCAGTTAGGAATCTACCAAGTTCATCTTTAGTTGTATTATCAATCTGGTTGACATAGAAACGACTGAGCAAGTTAATGCCTTTGTAAGTCATTCCAGCCACACGATCACGTAATACAGAAACTAGACCAGCAGGAGAAACGCCTGTTTGTTCTTCAAATCCTGTGCGTTGAACAGTTTTTAGTGGAGTATTGATAAACAACTTGTTTTCTAGTTTTCCAGCAGTTTCAGCCAAATCACTCAAAACTTTGTAGTATTGCCCACCAAACAACTTGTCATAAGCGGCTTGATTTTCTTTGATGTACTGCATTGGATTATTAGCATTTAACGCATCATCCACCAACTTAGCCCTCAGGGTATCAATAGCAGGTTGATTTCGTCCTGCACCGCCTGGAGACATAAATTGCCTACGGAAGTCAGGGCTTGTCAGAAATTGTGATGCAACACCATCTAAACCTGAATTGCTAAATCGCAACATAATCTTGGCACTATCTTGAGCATCTTGAACCTTTTTCAGGTCATTAAGTTTTCCAATAGTTGCAGTCAACTCAAGTCCATCGCCAGAGATGTTTTGTAATGATTGCCTTACTTCTGGAACGGCACTCAATGTGTCTTTGTTAACCTCAATATATCTAGCAAGTTTCTTAGGGTCTAGAACTCCATCTTTTACCACGCCATATCGGGTTGCATCAGCAAAGAAAGCGTCTTGAACAAGGTTTATTCCATCCTTGCGGTCAACGCTTGCTAAATAGTCAGTTAAAGCCGTTCTATTTTTAGTAATGGCAGGGATTGATTGTTCAACAAAGTCTTTGTATTTAACATCTTGGACTGTCTTAGCACCATAAGGTATGCCAACTTTAGCCAAATATTCTTGGTCAACAGCCTTATAAGCATCGCCAAGATTGCCTGGCATATTGTCAATCACTTTACCAACTTGCTTTTTCAGTTCAACTAATGTTGGAAGTTGTGTTGCATCAGCCTTGCGAATAGAGTCATTAACAGCCCGTTTAAGACTATCTAGGTCTTTCATAGAGGCTTCAGGAAACTCTCTTGACGCAGGTAGCATAGGTTGACCAGTTGTAGGATCAACAATCAAACTTGGGGGAACTACATCAGGTTTAAACTTAGCCTTAATCAATGGGTAAAGCGTAGGAAAACGCTTAAAAATATCATCGTTTTGTTCTTGATTAACAAAATCATATAGTTGTTCAGTTTCTTTTGACGAAACTTTATATCCATTATCTTCTGCGGCAGAAATTACACTATCGTACTTAGTTGATAATCCTTTACGTACAGTAGTTTCTTTGGCGGCAACCAAATTGCGTAGTTTGTCACCAATCTCCTGATAATTAGCCCTTTCAAATGCTAGTCCCATATCAGCAAGTTGCTCATCAACAGTACGGATACGTTGTTCTATCTTTGGTGCTACTTTTGTAGGCGCACCCAAAGCATTAGCCATCTTTGCTTCAGAGATTGATCCAAACATCTTTCCTTGTCTTGCGGCAAGTTGAGAAGCGGCTTCTTGTTCCAATTGAGCATACTTTGCTTGGAAATTCAAATCCCTTGCAGACAAACTACGAGCAGTTTGCATCAATACATTAGAACCTTCAGCGGCGGCTAACAAAGGTATTTTTACGCCTGTGGATGCTTGTAATTCAGCGGCACGAAGTAAGTTTGCTTTTAGATTAGGGTCTGCCGTATAAGCAGAAGCAATCATTAAGGCGGCTTTTTGATCGCCAAACTCTTTAAGCAAACCATTTAGTTTGTCAGGATTAAGAGACTTGGCGGCAGTAACTTGATTTAAACCAGCCTCAACCAATACGGCAGGATTTAATAGTCCACCAAGTAATGTTCCAATTGTTCTGCCGCCTTCTGTTCCTGTATAAGCCTGTCCTGCTTGACCGCCTAATTCAGACGATACGGCAGTTGCGCTAGGAGTTAAAGCAGTTGCCAAGCGAGAACCGCTAGGGATTAGGTAGTTGTATGGATTTAAGCCTTCTTCAAAAGCCGCACCAAGAAGACTTGTAAACAATCCTTGTTTTGGCAATGGTTCAGTAGTCATTCCAAGCGATTGACGAACCTTATTAGCGGCAGTTGTTATTTCTTCTGCGGTAGGTGTTGTGGCAGGAGTTCCCATAGCCAATGGAGCAAATCCTGTGGCGGCAGTAGCGAATCCCATGCCTGGGCCAGCGGCGGCACTTATTGGCGCACCAAGACCACGCAAAGCACTTTGCCCAAGATACTGCCCAGTTGTCATTTCTGGCGATTTTGTATCCGTTACAAGTTCATAATCATTTGGATTAAAAGTATTTGACATAGTTACTCCGAAACGGGTACAGGAACACCATTTTTAATAATTGACAATTTCCCTGTTTGTTTATGTATAACTTTATCACCTTCATTAAACTGTTTTACTGGTGTTGCTCCAACAACATCGTTATATTTAGGAATAACTAAATCTGATTTAACTTTTGCTTTGTCTAAACCAGCGATCCAACTCTTAGAAGCGTTGTTGTATCTTGCTTCAAGAGCAACGTCAACCGCCTCAAGAACTTTCTTTTGATCTTCTTTAGTAGCAACAGATGATGTTCCTTCAAAGAAATTACTCAAGGTATTTGCTACACGTTGATCTAAACTTCCTGCATTAACAAGTCGTTTAATTTCAGCATTAGATTTTTGTTTATCTCCACCAAACGCAGATACAACAGTATTTTCAAATGCCGCTTGTGCAAATGGATTTTGTCCAGATTGTGATAACAAACTAATAGATTGACGAACATTTGCGCCTTGATCTATTACAGGTTTATTTTCAGTAAGGAATTGTTTTCTCCAATCCAACTCTTGATTAGTCATTTTTATATCAAGAGGCATATTGATAGATGATGTCAGTCCTGAATATGGATTTCCAAGAGGTATGTATCCAGCATTTGGGTCTTGTTTGTTAATAATTACTTTTTGACGCATATTCGGTTGATTTGGTACGCCAATTTCTATTACATCTGTATCTCCACTTTGGATTTGAGCAATTATATTTTTTTGTCTGTTGTATTCTGGCGTATCTTTTTCTAAAAGACTTAATGCTTGTTTTGCATCTGCAAGTGCCTCTGCTTCTAAAACCTTTGTTGGTTTTTTACCAGTTCTTGCTAAATCTTCTTGCGCTCTAAGCGTATTAATTTGTTGGTTTTCTTTTCCTGTTCTTGCAATTAATTCTGCCGCTTTTCGAGCCTCAAGAGCCAAAGCATTTGCACCAACAGGGTCAAATTGCCCTAATTTTCTAGCCCCTTCCATTATGGAATTTGGATCATTAGGATTTACTTCTTTCATTACAGCATTTCTCATGCTGATTAACTGCAATTGTGGGTCTACTCCACCCAAAGCACCACCAATAGCACCTGCTAAACGATTAGCACCATAACCAATGCCTGTTTTAGCAAGGGCAAAAGGATCAAGTTGTGCTAATTCAGATGCTTGTTTTAATGCGTTTTGATTTTGTGTTTGCTGGTACATCTCAGGAGTCATACCAAACAAACCGCCTACTATTGAATCTGCCATTTGGTTACTCCTTAAAGATTTGCGTAGCCTGCTGGTAGTTGTCCACCACCATATATATCAGTGTATGTAGGAGCAAGCATTGCCGCACTTGTTATTCCACCTCCTACACCACCAAGATTAGGTGTACCACCTCCAAACCAATTTGCTATTCCTTGTCCTAATTGTTGATTAGTTCCTGCGTTTATCAAACCAGTTGCTAATGGGTTGTAAGAGGCCGCTTGGTAAGCCATTGGAGTCGCCGCTTGTGCGCCTTGTGTAATGAATCTACCTGCATTTGCACCATAAGCCGCCGCTTGACCACCCAAACCAGCACCCAATGTCAATGGATTCTGACCCAATTGCTCAATGCCACTTTGTACACCCAAAGTAGACTGGAACGGAGACAATGCACCAACTTGACCTTGCTGATATTGACCAAGCAATCCTGCACCTTGACCAAACAATCCTGCACCAAAGGTGGTTTGTTGTTGACCAGCCTGTTGAGCATTTGCCGCCAATTGGAGGTCTTGCATAGCCCTAGCATTAGCAAGTGCCGCATACTCAGGGTTGGCAGACATTAAATTACCACCTTGAGCCACAGATAAACCTGTACGACCTGTGTTTTGCAGTTGGTTTGCTAATAAAGCAGATTGTTGTTCACGACTAGGAGCAAGTAAAGCAAGTTGATTAGTCATGTATTGTTGAGCCGCTTCTTGAGGAGATTGGGCTAAATACTGTTGACCAAGGTTAAATAGACTACCTGCCGCACCTGTTAATGGAGCATATTGGCTAGGGGCTTGCTCTGCTTGACCTAATTGCTGACCTTGTAATGCAGATAATCTGTCTTGATAGGCTTGTAACTCAGGGGAAACTGTATATCCAGCACCTGTGAGATAACCTTCAGGACTCATCTGAAAGTTACTTGTACCATAACGGGTGGTTATACCAACAGGACGGAACTTAGCCGCCTCTGCCGCAATCTTAGCCGCCTCAATCTGTGCTTGTGCTTGCGATTGCGCCGCATCTGCCGAAGATTGACCACCAAGCACACCGCCTAACAGCGATAGCCCTCCACCAATAAGTGATGATTGCATTCCCATTATGTTCTCCTAACAAACATCTGTCTTGATTTGCCGTCTAAACCAACAAAATCCTTGAAATACTCAAAACCAAAAATCTTCACAAACTTCTCATGTTTTGTGTCACCAACTTCATGTATCGCATAAATGTCCTTTTTATAAAACTTGAACAACTTGTCAAAGTCAATCTTTAGTTGATTCTTAACAGTTTTGTTCCATTTCATGCAATCACAATGAATAAAAGTAAAGCCACAATCTTCCTCAAAGTACACAACGTAATTCTTGGTTTTAATTACTTCTACTTTCAATACTTGCCTTCCGCAAACACATTCACAAATACAGTCTCATCTTCCAGCGCCTCAATCTCATGCCACTCATTAGCCTTGAGGTTTATCGGTTGCGTGTACTTATCAATCACTTTCTCAATTCCTTCTTTACGAATCACACAACTTCCTGAATGACAAACAGTTAGATGTGCATAGGCGTGTTCATGGCGTGGCAATCCTTCACCCTTATTTGTGTGATACACGTTGATACTCGCCCCGTCATACGTGACTTGATGAGCGAGGATTACCGCAATAGTCATAGCGTTTGTGAGCCTGTTGTAGTTGGTTGCGGTTGTGTTGCTACTGGTGCAACATAAGACGCAACTTCTCCAAACTCACCAGCCTTTGCTCTGTTATACAAGGCTACGCCATGTGGCATAGAATCAAATGATGTAGCCCCAAATGGATGCTCTTCATTAAACTCTTTCCACTTTACTATCAGAAAAATGCTATTTCCATCTGCTGATGAGTAACTTGGGTTTTTTGCATATTCAAGAGTAAACATTTATTTTTCCTTTAAGAAACACGAACTGCTAATAAATTGTAATTACCAGGAATTCCTATTCCCATAAATTGCCAAGTTCCTGATGAAGCAGAAGACGAATATCCAGACATTCTGTTAGCGCAGGCATCCCATTGTGCAATGGGTATTTGAAAAGCAGTACCAGCAAAAGTAGAACCAAGTGATAGATTTCCTACATTACTATTTATAAATCCAGTAGCATAACTACCAACTGAACCACCAGAAGGTGCGGCGGCACTAATAGTCACAGCACCAGTTGAAGCAGATACGGCAATACCTGTACCCGCTGTAACAGAAGTAACCCCTGCACCACCAGATGTCCATGTCGTGCCATTGGATACCAAAACATTGCCAGAAGTGCCAGGCGCAACAAACTGCACGGCACTTGTGCCATTGCCCAAAACCACGTTGTTTGCAGTAAGAGTAGCCCTACCAGTACCGCCCTGTGCAACAGTCAAAGCCGTTGTCAGACCAGTAATCGAAGTAATGTCAGAGTTAGCACCAGAAGATGCCGCACTCAAATTAGTACGAGCATTTGCCGCAGTCGATGCACCAGTACCACCATCAGCAACAGCCAAATCAGTAATGCCTGTAATAGTACCCGCTGAAATATTTGCAGTTCCTATTGTGGCAGTTGGAATTATTACTGTTCCTGTAAAGGTAGGAGATGCAGTATCTGCCTTAGTAGCAACAGCAGTAGCAATATTGTTGAACTCAGTATCAATCTCAGTTCCCTTGACAATCTTTAAGGCATTACCAGAAGAAAGGCTATCTTTACTCGCAAAATTCGTTGCTTTTACATAATCAGACAAAATATATCTCCTTAAACAATCTTGCCATTTTTGGCGTGAATTTCAATTTTCTGGATACTCAATGGAAAAGCATTTATATCTGCTTCATAACCAGTTTGAATAACCTTGCCAGAACCCGTTGGGTAAACACTCAATGTTTGCAAAGCAACACCGCCAGAGTATTCAGCCCCATAATTGTATTCGGCAATTCCATAATATGAAACCTGTTGGGCGGGAATTTGTACACTTTGTGAATAATAGTTACCCGTAAAGTCGTATCCCCATTTGAATGTTACATATTGATTGCTTCCACCAATAACAACAGTTTTTAGTTTTTTCAAAATAGACGTAACAGAGGGCAAACCAAGATCAGTATGGTTCGTAAAATATTGAAAACGATATGAGGCGGTATTGTCGATATAACCAGAATAGGTAGCAAGGTATCCCTCCTTCCCTATGTACAAAGTACCATCTTGTTTGGTCAACAAGGCTTTTGGCTCAATAGAATCCCATGTGGTAACTCTAGCCGAACCATCTTGCAAAGTACCTTTCATATCAAAACAGTAAACTGACTTTAAAACAGGCAAAGTAAGCAAATAAAACGCTTCTTTACTGTTGTAAGCCGATTTGATTGCAGGCAAAGACTCGCCAGCAACAATAGAAATCAAATCATTACGGACATTCTTTGATAAGTCTCGCAGAGGCATGGACTTTTCTTGAATAGTCCTTAAAGCACTACGTACACCCGTAGCAGACAAGAAAATCAGATCAGTACCCGTGTAAGCCAAAGAATCCCTAGCCACACAACCAATTCCTGTAATGACATCCTGTAAAGACATCGTAGAAGGAGTTGTTGCCCCCTGATATACAAGAATATTGTTTTTGCCAAAGATAAACAAAAAGCCGTTGTGTGCGCCCAAAGCGACAATTACATCGCCACCTCTAGGCCAAACAGTAGTTGTATCCAAAGTGCCAGCAGTACCAGTATTCCATTTGTTTGCCAACTTAGTATCTGACCATTGAACAGTTAACTTATCTGATGCCACATCTGCTGTCCAAAGCCTTCCATAGGCACTTAGAGCCGTGTTAGCCAACTGAGCAGTACCTGCATAGCCAGTTAACTCACTAATGCGTCTAAACGTTGTTGTAGACAAAGCAGGGTCAAACACCAAAGGATCATGCGCTGACTGGAAAAGATAAAGTGCGCCAGCCAAGGAAACCATTTGCCAATTGCTTGCGGTAATAGTCGGGGCAGTACCCCCTCCCCCATAGGTTAAAGTTACCAAAGTAGAGCCACTTGACTTAAATAGTTTGTTGTTTCCAGCAAGAATTGTGTATGAGGTTGCATCCGCAGTTACTACCTCACCAATGGAGGCAATGTCGCTTGTTGACAAGTCTGCGTTTACAGCAGAATTTACTTTTACCCAACCTTTTCTAGCACCAACACGACCATATTGGTCAATTACGCAATTATTGGCAATCAAGGCAAATCCACTAGCCAAATCCAAAGACGAATCTTGGGTGTTTAACCCATAGAAGCCTGGGGCTGTTATCGAAAAGGCTTGTATCTGTTGACTCATTAAACAGCCTCAAACGTATCGTTTTCAGGCGATCTAGCCAATTCCAAAGCAATCAGATCAGACATAGAAGACTTGTATAGCGCATAAGCCTCTGAACTACTCAAACCACCATCTTCACCACGCTCAACCAAAGCACGAGCAAATGCACCCAAAACAATAGGTTCTTTTGCCAACAAAGTAGTAGAAGCATCAGTTGTGAAGTCTGCTTCAGGAACTATCAAACTAAACCGAATACTGTATACAGCATCAGGAACAGGCCAAAAGTTGACCTTAATATCGCCATTTGTATCTACACCCTTAATTGAGTAATACATTGGCAAACCAGTTGTGGGGGTAGGCGTTGTGTAGTAAAACGAATCGTAATTGGCATGAGACAAAGGCGACATTTGATAAAAACTAGTGGTGTTAATCACATCCATAGTCTTAAAACGCACCCCTGCCCCCGTAATGCTATATGGGCCAGTTGTATTGGCAATCGTGTTTACAGTAATTGGGGTATTGAAAGCATCCCAATCGTAAGCATCAGAGACTTGACGCTTGGCATCATTAATGTACTTGCCTACAAGGGCAGAGACTGTATTTTCAGCAACAGTTGTAACTTCTGGTTCACGCATACGAACCAAAACATCATTAACTAACTGTAAATAAGTAGGTAGAGCCATAGACTACTTCTTTCCTTTATTTCTTGTCGAAATCGCTTTTGCTTTTGCCTTTGCGTCTACCTTAGATGATGCACCCCATGCTTGCAAAGAAAGTAGCAACCTAGTTGGTTTGCCATCCTTATACTCTGCGCCTTCCATGTTGCCCATCCTAGCGAGAAAAGAAGCCCGTCTTGGATTGTCACCCGATTTAACAGGTGGTTTGAGGTTTCCCCCAGTTTCTGCATTATAAGATGATCTTCCCTTGGAGTTCAACCCTCCTTTAGGATTTTTACCTTCGGAGCGTTGCCAAGCGGGAGTTTTCATCACTTCACCTTTTTAGGTTTCTTTGCAGTTTTAGCAGATTGAATAAAGTCTTGTTTAGTTGGTGCGCCTTTGCTACCAACCTTAC